ATACACCCAATACCGGGCAGGTCTCTGTGATGGGCGAGCAGACGCTCAATCCCCCACAGGAACCGTCCACAAAGCAGAAGGAGGAGCCTGACGTATGATGAATATTGAAGTCCGTGCGGACGGAGCACGGATCACCGGATATGTCAACGTGACAGAGAAGAAAAGCCGGCCGGTGATTACGCCGCGGGGCAAGGTGATTGAGGAAATTGAGCCCCGCGCCTTTGCGGAAGCGATCAGCCGCGCAGGGAACATTACTGTAACGGTGGACCACGACAAAAGCCATATCTATGCCAGCACGGATGACGGCACGGTAACGCTGAAAGAGGACGCTATCGGCCTTCACGCTGATGTCCTCATCAAGGATAAGGATCTGATCGAGCTTGCCAAAAAGGGGAAGATCCGCGGCTGGTCCTTCGGGATGTACAACGTCAAGGATTCCATGGAGGAACGTGCGGGTGATCTGCCGATCCGACACATCAAGGCGCTGGATCTGGATCATCTGACGCTCGTTGTGAAAAAAAGCCCGATCTACTCCGCAACTTCTGTGGAACTGCGCGCGGGCGAGGACATCGAACTGGAGACCAGAGCCTCTTTGGAGGAGCCTACGCTGTCCGGCTCTGCTCTGCACACGCCGGCATTTGATAATTCTGAATTCAGGGGCCGCATCGCGGCGCTGAAATAATAAAAACGGAGGAATTGCTTACATGAAGAACCTGAAGAAGCTGATGGAGCGCCGCGAAGAACTGAAGCAGCAGCTTGCTGCCCTGGTGGATGCGGCCGACCAGGAAGAGCGCGCCATGACCGAGGAAGAGACGCGGACCTTTGATGCCGCCGAGAAGGAGATCCAGGACATCGACGACACCCTTGCCCGCGAGGAGCGCGCCCGCAACATCCCTACCGTGCAGCAGCCCACCGAACAGCATGAGATGACGGTGGAGGAGCGCGCGGCCGCCGAGGAGAAGGCCTTTGCCGACTTCATTATGAACCGCGCGATGGAAAATCGCGCCGGTGAGATCCAGCTCACGCAGGGCAATAACGGCTCTATCGTGCCCACTACCATCGCCAACCGCATCATCAAGGCGGTGCGGGACATGGTCCCCTTCCTGCAGCTCGCTGATGTGGTCTATACCAACGGCAAACTGTCTGTGCCTGTGTATGGCGAGGACGCCACCAATTACATCGATGCTGATTATGTGGACGAGGGCACTGAGCTGACCGACAACATCGGCAAGTTCACCACCATCGACCTGACCGGCTTCGTGATTGGTGCACTGGCCCTGGTATCCAACAAGCTGAAGGACAACACGGACATCAATGTGGTGGACTTTGTTATCAACCAGGCGGCTGAAGCCATGGCCGAAAAGCTGGAGGGTGAGTTTGTCAACGGCACTTCCGGCAAGATCACCGGCATTCAGTCCGCAGCCAGCGGAGTGACCGCCGCGGCGGCCACTGCGGTCACCTATGATGAGCTGGTCAGCCTGAAGCACTCCCTGAAGCAGCGTTTCCGCGGTAAGGCCAGCTGGATCATGAACCCCGCCACCTATACCGCCATCTGCAAGCTGAAGGACAACAACGGCCAGCCTTACTTCAAGGAGGATGAGTATAAGATTCTGGGCCGCCCGGTCATCGAATCCGACTCCATGCCCATTATGGCCGCCGGCAAGAAGCCGATCATCTTCGGCGATCTGAGCGGCTACACCATCAAGGCGACCAAGAGTGTGGAAGTCCAGGTGTTGCGCGAGAAGTTCGCCACGAAGAACATGATCGGCGTGCTGGCCTTCGGTGAGTATGACGCCAAGATCACGGACTCCAAGAAGATCAGCTCCCTGACCATGGCTGCATCCTAATCTTGGGAGGTGCGGCCATGAAAGTGACAGCAAACCTCAGCTTCGCAGGGGCTGAGCTTGCCATGTTTCGGGGTGAGGTTCGCGATGTGCCTGAATACATCGCGGACCCCCTGCTGAAATGCGGTTATCTGGCAGTGGTAGAGCCCGCCGCAGCAAATTCCTCGGAGATGACGAAGAACGAGCTAATCCAGAAGGCCGAGAGCATGGGGATCGAGGTCAAATCCGGCTGGACGAAGGCGGAGATTGCCGCCGCGATCGCCGCTGCGGCGGAGGTCTGAGTATGAGACCTTGTGATCTGACGGCGGCAGATATTGCCTTCTTTTCAAGAAAAATCATAGAGCCGGAAGAGTATGGCGCGCTATCCACCATGGAGCAGTCGGAGTGCGAAGGCGCCTTGTCGGCAGCGAAGGCCGCGGCGGGCGCTTATACCGGGCTCGATATGGAGAAGACCGAGCTGGAGGATCTCGCCTATGCGGTGAAGGTCATGGCGGCGGAGATGATCGACAACCGTCAGATCACGGCTCAATACACGGGCAAGAACCCGATGGTCATGCAGATCCTGGACCTGCACAGCGCGAATCTGCTCCCAAGCGCGGAGGAATAGTCAGATGCGATACGGAACGAACACTAATCTTTCGTCGCTCCTCGACCAGAAGGTCGATATTCTTCAGCTCATGCACGACGAAGATAGCACTGCTTACGCCTGGACAATCCGCAAGACTTGCCCAGCGTATGTGGAGACAGATATCCACGATAATCTGTTTTCGGCGGCCGGTACGAGAGCGCGCGGTGCTAAAATCACCATTCGCCCGGACAGCAGGCTCACACTGCACGAAGCCATGCGCTGGAACGGCAAATTCCTGTTTCTGACGTCGATTGAACTTTCCGAGCGGCGTGACCGACAGGCACTTCAGGCGGCGGTGTGTGAGAGCGTGACGCTGACGGCGCGGCCGCAGAACCGAACGGGGCGCGACGCCTACAATCGTCCGGTCGCCGTGAGCGTTCCGAGCTTCACATTCCCCGGCATCCTGACGGAGAAATACTTCCGCAATGAAGCGGACGACGTCTACCGCGCGGAGGTGCAGCAGCGCGTGCTGGTGACTCCGAAGGTCATTGTGCTGCGTGCCGGAGATCTGGTGCAGAAGGGGAACGAAACGCCATACACCGTGCGTCAGGTGCTCGACCTTGACCCATACAAGAACGAGTACGTGATCGAGCGCAGCTGGGAGGCATAATGCAGAGCGTTGAGATCAGCGGGCTGAAAGAGATCCAGAAAAAGCTGGAGGGCTATCCGGAGGCCATGAAGAAGGCACGCAGCGAGTTCTTCGAGGAGGCCGGACGAGAGATGCTCTCCACGGTGCGCCGCCGCATCGGCGGTCAGGGCTATGTGGCGAATGTGCAGGATCGGCACGTCGGTTCCGGCAGAGGCTATGCAGCCGTCCGCGCCAAGGCAAAAACCGAACTAAGAGGTTATGCTGCCGGATATGTAACCAACGCACTGGAAGGCGGACACGTGCAAACGCCAGGTCGGTATGTTCCGGCAATGGGCAAGAAACTCAAGGCTAATCGTGTAAAAGGAAAGTATATGTACCGCAAGACAGCCGCTGAGCTGCCGCAGATCGCCGAAAGAGGCGCGCAAGAAATCGAGAAGAAGGCCATGGCCTACCTGGAGGGGAAAGGATGAACAGCACGGAGATTCTGGACGCCGTCAACGCGCGTCTGCTGGAAAAGTGGCCTGAGCGCACCGTCTACATCAACGTCTGCCCGGAGGACTATGAACGCCCTTCCTTCTGGCTCGAGGTCACGCGCGACGACCGCACACCGGTCACGCGGCGCGTGACGAAGCGGAATGTACAGATCCGGCTTACACTGCACGATGAGGCCGACGAACACTATGACATCAGCTGGCAGAGGCTCAACAACGATGTATCGGCGTGCCTGAAGCTTATGATGCAGGTCCTGCACGTGGGGGCGCGCAGGCTGCTGCCGCAGCTGCAGAGCATGCCGCGGGACGTCGACAGAGCCGCTATTCTGCTGAATTTTGAATTTATGGAAAGCAATGAAGAGACCGCACCGGAGATCCCGACGGCGGACTCTTACCAGATCTCCGTGCAGGTAAACGGCGGAGAAATTTATCAAAGGAGCGAATGAGTATGGGACTGCCTGAACTCACTTTTACCCTGAAAAAAGCCGCGGAGACGGTATCCACCCGCATTTCCCGCGGCGCTGTCGCGCTGATCCTGCGCGACGCCAAAGCGAACGGCGTACACGTCGTTTGCCAGGAGAGCGATATCCCGACGACGCTCGGCGCGGACAATATCGCATACATCAAGCGTACCCTGATGGGCTACATCAACCGTCCGAGCGCTGTGTACGTCTCCGTTGTGCCGGCGGCCGGAACGATCGCGACGGGCTTCGGTGCACTGGCGGCCTACACCTATGACTACATCGCGGGCCCACCCGACATCTCTGCCGAAGACGCTACGGCGCTCGCCGCACTCGTCAAGGAGCGCCGCAAGCTGCGCTATATCGGCAAGGCGGTGCTGCCCAACACTGCGGCGGATTATGAGGGCGTCATCAACTTTGTGTCTGCCGGTATCGCCGCCGGCGGCAAGACGGCTTTCTCTGCCGCGGCTTACTGCTCGCGCATTGCGGGTATGCTGGCTGGTACCCCCGCGCAGTGCAGCGCGACCTATGCGCAGCTGAGCGAGGTGACCGGCGTGACGGCGACCGAGAACCCCGACGCAGCGGTCGACGCCGGAAAGCTCTTTATCATCGATGACGGCCGCGTGCGCAAGCTGAGCCGCGCCGTGACCAGCAAGGTCACGATCGGCGACACGGAACCCGAGGCTCTCAAGAAGATCAAGATGACCGCGGCCATCGACCTGATCCGCTACTATGCCGTTTCGAGCGTCGAGGACGACTATTTCGGCAAGTGCGCCAACACCTACGATGACAAATGTGTCCTGCTGCTGGCGATGCAGGACTACCTCAAGAGTCTGGAGGACTCCAAGGTGCTGGAGAGCGGCTCGTCCGGCGCGGTGCTCGACGCCGACGCGACGCGCAAGTATCTCATCACCGCCGCCGGCGACGATGCCACCGAGGCGGAGCGCATCAAGAAGCTCAGCGACAATGAGGTCATCAAGGAGAACACCGGCAGCAAGGTGTTTTTGAAGCTCTACGGTAACATCATGGACGCCATGGAAGACTTCGCCATTGTTTTCGAGGTCTCCCCAAGCGTCATTGCAGCCTGATAGGAGGAAACACACATGAGTGAAGCTATTGACGCCGCGCTGGTACGCAGCGGCACATGGGGCAGCCTGTGGATCGACGGCGAACAGGTCGCCGAGTGCTACGGCTGCCAGGCTAAGATCAGCAAGACCAAGGAGAGCGTTCCTCGCTGCCGCGCCATGATGGAGGACAGCAAGCTCGTATCCACCAAGGGTACCGGCTCCATCCGCATCTACAACGCGACTTCCCGCCTCATTGAGCTGGAGGGCGAGGCGCTCAAGACCGGCAAGGACCTGCGCCACACGATCATCAGCAATCTGGACGACCCCGATAACCCGAACAACCAGCGCATCGCGCTCATGGGCGTCAGCTTTGACGACCTGACGCTCGCGGACTGGGAGGCTGCCAAGCTCGGGCAGATCGAGTCCCCGTTCACGTTCAACGACTATCAGATGCTGGACACCTAAAAATATTGCGCAGCACCGTCGGGAGACCGGCGGCGCTGCGCATAGTCAAATTCGGAGGGAATTATGGAAAATACCATTGTTAATCAGAACGTCGCAGAGCAGCCGTCTGTGCTGGATCTGTTGCTGGGCGAAAAGGTTGTCAATGTGGCGAAGAATCTGCCGACGGCCAAGTTTGAGATCCCGCGCCTGAGCGAGGCAGCCGGTGCGCCGGTCATCTTCACGCTTCAGGCCCTGCCCTACGGGCGTGTGCAGGACATAAGCCGTCTCGATCAGGACGCCGAGCTTCAGATCCTGCTGGCAGGCTGCATCGACCCCGACCTGAAGAGCACGCCGCTGCAGCACAAATTTGGCGGGATCACGCCGGCGGAGACGCTCAAGGCGATGCTGCTGCCCGGCGAAATCGCCGATCTGAGCCGCGAGGTTGAACGTCTGAGCGGCTATCGCCGCGCGACCATCGAAAAGGTAAAAAACGCCTGACGGAGGGCAGCGATCCGGAGCTGGGGCTTGCCTACTACCTTTTTCACGTGCACGGCATCCTGCCGGGCGACTACTACAACCGCCCGCAGGGAGAAAAGGACCTCATCTGGGCGCTGTCCTCCTATGAGGCTGCTGCACGCAGCCGCCCCACGCCGCGCGGCAAAGCCATCAAGGTCACGCGGGGTAAAAAATAAAGCCGCCCATTCGGGCGGCTGAAACTCTAAATGAAAAACGGAAGCAATACCGCAATCAGAAGTGAGACTGCTATTGTGATGATAGATGTCTTCGTCATAGGTATCACGCTCCTTGCTTTCATTATATGCATTTTCGCGACAAAGTCAATGATAAGGCGGTGAAAGAATTGCCAGAAACCTCAATCGTAATCAAGACGCAAGACAAGTCTTCTGAGGGGATGAAGACGATTGCGAAGAACGCCGCCGATCTCGGCAGTAAGCTCCGTGAACTTCAGGACAAAGCGCATTCTCTCAGTAAAGAGAAAGCTACGCTCAATGCGAACTTCGATAAAGCAAAAAAAGAGCTGACCGAAGCAAAGAAAAAATTCAATGAGACGCAGGATGCCATGGATGGCCTCAAGATGGAGGCCGCACAGGCGAACTTCGATAATTTATCCTATCAGTTCCGTTCCGTCAGCAAAGAAGCCGAAAAGGCCCGCAAGGAGATCGAAAACCTTGACACGAAGGCCAACAAGTCGATGAACAGCTCGGGCGGCATAGGCGGCGGCTTCAAGTCAATCACAAACGCACTCGTCACTATGCAGGCAGCGCAGATGATTGGCGGCGCAGTACAAGGATCTCTAAACACAAAAATCGGCAGTGCTTTGGGAAGCGATTCCGGTACCCTTGCATCCAGCATGATCTCCTCTGTGCTCTCCGGCGCAATAACTGGGTCAGCATTTGGGCCGCTCGGCGTGCTGGCAGGTGCCACAGTAGGCGGCATTACCGGAGCAATATCGGGAAGTGCACAACGATATGAATCGCAGGATTCCTCCTTCAAGTCTTACGTGCAGGACGCTGTGCAGGAGCAGCTGGACGCGCAGAGCGAGTCGCTGACGAGCGGCAGCTCGATCGCCGCGGGGCGCGAGACCGACAAAATCTCCTTCGCGACGCTGTTCGGCAGCAAAGAGACCGCGGACAGCTATCTCACAAACCTTGTCGGCATGGCCAACTCGACGCCGTTTCTTTATGACGACCTGACAAGCATGAGCAAGACGCTCGCGACCTACGGCTACGATGCAGACAGCATCCTGCCGGTCTTGCAGACCATCGGCGACGCGGGCGCGGCGCTCGGCCAGTCTACGAACGATATGACCGCCGTGGCCACGGCCATCGGCCGCATGAAGAGCAGCAACAAGACGACGCTCGAATACCTCAACATCCTCAATGACCGCGGTATCGGCGCGGTCGGGATGCTCTCTGACGCATACGGCGTGGATCAGGGCACGATGTACAGCATGATCTCCAAGGGCGAAGTTGCCGGGCAGGACGCTGCCAGGATCATTCTGGACGCGCTCTCGGACAGCTTTGCAGGGTCAATGGAGGCGCAGTCCAAGACCTTCAGCGGCATCACATCCACCATTGAGGGCCTGCAACAGGAGCTCGACAACGCCATGGGCGAAGGCTACAACCAGACGCGCATGCAGGGCCTTGAGGCGCAGAAGGAATGGCTCGCCGGTGACAGTGGCCAGGAAATGCAGGAAGCCTACACCGCGATCGGTGCCTGGAAGGCCTCGCTGGAAAATGCCAAAGAACAGTACATCCGCGACGCGATGAACGACGCCATGGGCAGCGAGGCGTATAAAACCGCCGAAGCCGAAGGCGACGCTGCCGAGATGGGCCGTATCTTGATGAAGGCGAAAATCGACGGCATGAACGAGTATAACGCCAACGAAGGCAAGGATGAAGAACTCGCCCAAGAGCTGAGCCTGATCGAGTCTGTGCGCGACGATACGGCGCTCAACAATTCTTACTGGAATGCCGGTTATACGCTCGGACAGGAGTTTTCCAAGGGCCGCGCCGCAGCGACAACGGATTCCGCCTGGGCGGATGCGGTGAACAATTTCAATTCCGGTTATACGAAGCACCGTTCCGGCCACCAGCGCGCCATGGGCATCGACTACGTCCCTTATGATAACTTCCCCGCCCTGCTGCATGAGGGTGAAAAGGTCCTGACGGCCGGCGAGGCCAGGCAGGAGAAAAACGGCGTCAGCGGCATTCAGATCGTCATGAACGGCACTGTCATCCGCGAGGAGGCAGACGTTCAGCGCATAGCGCAAGAAATGCTCAACAAGCTGGAAGAAGCCAACATGAGGGGGTAATGCCATGCAATTCTGTTTTATTGCGAACGGCGACGTGCTGACACTGCCGATCACGCCCGCCTCTTACGAGTGGACGACGGGAAAGAACATGGAGACCATCAATATTTCCGAGTTGGGTGATGTTTATCTCCCGGGTGGTCGCAGCCGGCACAGCGGTTCGATTGATTGCCTGCTCCCCTTTCGGGATTACCCTTTTATCATTGCAGGGGCAATCCTCGACCCCGGTTATTATCTGGAGCCGCTGCGCTACTGGGCGGCTGAAAAGATCCCCGTGCGATACATTGTGACAGAAAGC